GTTTTTGAAAATGCAGAGTTAACGGCTAACTGGCATCATCTCCGGTTTTTATTCAGGGGGATGCTCATGCTTATTGGCTATGTTCGCGTATCAACAAATGACCAGAATACGGAATTGCAGCGTAACGCGCTGGAGTGTGCAGGATGTGAGCTGATTTTTGAGGACAAAATCAGCGGCACGAAGTCTGACCGACCGGGGCTGAAAAAACTGCTCAGAACATTATCGGAGGGTGACACTCTGGTAGTCTGGAAGCTGGACCGGCTGGGGCGTAGTATGCGGCATCTGGTCATTCTGGTTGAGGAGCTGCGCGAACGCGGCGTTAATTTTCGCAGCCTGACGGATGCTATTGATACCAGTACGCCGATGGGGCGTTTTTTCTTTCATGTGATGGGTGCCCTGGCTGAAATGGAACGAGAACTCATTGTCGAGCGGACACGCGCCGGACTGGAAGCGGCCAGAGCCAAAGGTCGTATTGGTGGCAGACGTCCGAAACTCACCTCGAGTGAGTGGGAGCAAGCCGGGCGGTTGCTGGCTGCGGGGAAGTCACGTCAACGCGTGGCGCTGATTTTTGATATTGGCCTGTCCACGCTCTATAAAAAATTCCCCTCATCAGCGATAAAGAATAAATTGTGTCATCCCTTAGCCAACCGGGACAAATAGCCTGACATCTCCGGCACAACTGAAAATACCACTCACCCATTAACCACGGAGTTAAACGGATGAGTGACTATCATCACGGCGTGCAGGTGCTGGAGATTAACGACGGCACCCGCGTCATTTCCACCGTATCCACGGCCATTGTCGGCATGGTCTGTACGGCCAGCGATGCGGATGCCGAAACCTTCCCCCTCAATACACCGGTGCTGATTACCAATGTGCAGAGCGCAATTGCAAAGGCCGGTAAAAAAGGCACGCTGGCGGCGTCGTTGCAGGCCATCGCCGACCAGTCAAAACCGGTCACCGTTGTCGTGCGTGTGGAGGACGGTACCGGCGACGACGAGGAAACGAAACTCGCGCAGACCGTTTCCAATATCATCGGCACCACCGACGAAAACGGTCAGTACACCGGACTGAAAGCCCTGCTGGCGGCGGAGTCGGTAACCGGTGTTAAACCGCGTATTCTCGGCGTGCCGGGACTGGACACCAAAGAGGTGGCTGTTGCACTGGCATCAGTCTGTCAGAAGCTGCGCGCTTTCGGGTATATCAGCGCATGGGGCTGTAAAACCATTTCCGAGGTGAAAGCCTACCGCCAGAATTTCAGCCAGCGTGAGCTGATGGTCATCTGGCCGGATTTCCTCGCATGGGATACGGTCACCAGCACCACCGCCACCGCGTATGCCACCGCCCGTGCGCTGGGTCTGCGTGCCAGAATCGACCAGGAGCAGGGCTGGCATAAAACGCTGTCCAATGTCGGGGTGAACGGTGTTACCGGCATCAGCGCATCTGTATTCTGGGATTTGCAGGAGTCCGGCACCGATGCTGACCTGCTTAACGAGTCAGGCGTCACTACGCTGATTCGCCGCGACGGTTTCCGCTTCTGGGGTAACCGTACCTGCTCTGATGACCCGCTGTTCCTCTTTGAAAACTACACCCGCACCGCGCAGGTGCTGGCCGACACGATGGCTGAGGCGCACATGTGGGCGGTGGACAAGCCCATCACCGCAACGCTGATTCGCGACATCGTTGACGGCATCAATGCCAAATTCCGTGAACTGAAAACAAACGGCTATATCGTGGATGCGACCTGCTGGTTCAGCGAAGAATCCAACGATGCGGAAACCCTCAAGGCCGGAAAACTGTATATCGACTACGACTATACACCGGTGCCTCCTCTCGAAAACCTGACCCTGCGCCAGCGTATTACCGATAAATACCTGGCAAATCTGGTCACTTCGATTAACAGCAATTAAGGAGCCTGACCGATGGCAATGCCGCGCAAACTCAAGTTAATGAACGTCTTTCTGAACGGCTACAGCTATCAGGGCGTCGCGAAGTCCGTCACGCTACCAAAACTGACCCGTAAGCTCGAAAACTATCGCGGTGCGGGGATGAACGGCAGCGCACCGGTAGACCTCGGCCTTGATGACGATGCGCTGTCAATGGAGTGGTCGCTCGGGGGCTTCCCGGATTCGGTTATCTGGGAGCTTTACGCCGCAACCGGCGTGGATGCCGTGCCGATTCGTTTTGCTGGCTCTTACCAGCGCGACGATACCGGCGAAACGGTGGCCGTCGAAGTGGTCATGCGTGGACGTCAGAAAGAAATCGACACCGGCGAGGGGAAACAGGGAGAAGATACCGAGTCGAAAATCTCCGTGGTCTGCACCTATTTCCGGCTGACGATGGACGGTAAGGAGCTGGTCGAAATTGACACCATCAACATGATTGAGAAGGTGAACGGCGTCGACCGGCTGGAGCAACACCGCCGCAATATCGGTCTGTGATTTTCATCCGGTCAGCCAGGCTGACCGGTTAACCCCGATTCAGAAGTGAGGAAACCATGAACAAAGAAAATGTGATTACCCTGGACAATCCGGTCAAACGTGGTGAGCAGGTTATCGAACAGGTCACGCTGATGAAACCTAATGCCGGGACGCTGCGCGGTGTCAGTCTGGCTGCGGTCGCGAACTCCGAAGTCAATGCACTGATTAAAGTGCTGCCGCGCATGACGGCACCGATGCTGACCGAGCAGGAAGTCGCCGCGCTGGAACTGCCTGACCTTGTGGCGCTGGCCGGTAAGGTGGTCGGTTTTTTGTCGCCGAACTCGGTGCAGTAACGTTTCCGAAAAATCTGTCGGTCGATGACCTGATGGCGGATGTGGCAGTGATATTTCACTGGCCGCCATCAGAACTGTATCCCATGAGTCTGACCGAACTCATCACATGGCGCGAAAAGGCGCTCCGGCGAAGCGGAAACACGAATGAGTAACAATGTAAAATTACAGGTATTGCTCAGGGCTGTTGACCAGGCATCCCGCCCGTTTAAATCCATCCGCACAGCGAGTAAGTCGCTGTCGGGGGATATCCGGGACACACAAAAATCACTGCGCGAGCTGAACGGTCATGCATCCCGTATTGAGGGATTCCGCAAGACCAGTGCACAGCTCGCCGTGACTGGTCATGCACTTGAAAAGGCACGGCAGGAAGCCGAAGCCCTTGCCACACAGTTTAAAAACACCGAACGTCCGACCCGTGCTCAGGCGAAAGTGCTGGAATCCGCAAAGCGTGCGGCGGAGGACTTACAGGCGAAATATAACCGCCTGACGGATTCCGTTAAACGCCAGCAACGGGAACTGGCCGTTGTGGGAATTAATACCCGCAATCTTGCACATGATGAGCAGGGACTGAAAAACCGTATCAGTGAAACCACCGCACAACTTAACCGGCAGCGTGACGCGCTGGCGCGTGTCAGTGCACAACAGGCAAAACTTAATGCAGTAAAACAGCGTTATCAGGCCGGAAAGGAACTGGCCGGAAATATGGCCTCAGTGGGCGCTGCCGGTGTGGGGATTGCGGCGGCGGGAACGATGGCCGGAGTTAAGTTGCTGATGCCCGGTTATGAGTTTGCGCAGAAAAACTCAGAATTGCAGGCCGTGCTCGGTGTGGCAAAAGACTCCGCCGAAATGACCGCACTACGCAAACAGGCGCGCCAGCTCGGCGACAATACCGCCGCCTCGGCGGATGATGCGGCCGGTGCACAGATAATCATCGCGAAAGCGGGTGGGGATGTTGATGCCATTCAGGCGGCAACGCCGGTCACGCTGAATATGGCGCTGGCGAACCGCCGCACGATGGAAGAAAACGCCGCCCTGCTGATGGGGATGAAATCCGCCTTTCAGCTTTCAAACGATAAGGTCGCTCATATCGGGGATGTTCTCTCCATGACGATGAACAAAACCGCCGCCGATTTTGACGGCATGAGCGATGCGCTGACCTATGCCGCACCTGTGGCAAAAAATGCCGGTGTCAGCATTGAAGAAACCGCCGCAATGGTCGGGGCGCTGCATGATGCAAAAATCACAGGCTCAATGGCGGGGACGGGAAGCCGTGCCGTGTTAAGCCGCCTGCAGGCACCGACGGGAAAAGCATGGGATGCACTCAAAGAGCTTGGAGTGAAAACCTCAGACAGCAAGGGAAACACCCGGCCAATATTTACCATTCTGAAAGAAATGCAGGCCAGTTTTGAGAAAAACCGGCTCGGTACTGCCCAGCAGGCTGAATACATGAAAACTATTTTCGGGGAGGAGGCCAGCTCAGCCGCCGCCGTGCTGATGACTGCCGCCTCAACCGGAAAGCTGGACAAACTGACCGCTGCGTTTAAAGCCTCAGACGGGAAGACCGCCGAGCTGGTAAATATCATGCAGGACAACCTAGGCGGTGACTTTAAGGAGTTTCAGTCTGCTTATGAGGCGGTGGGGACTGACCTGTTTGACCAACAGGAAGGCGCACTGCGTAATCTCACGCAGACGGCCACAAAGTATGTGTTAAAACTCGACGGCTGGATCCAGAAAAACAAATCACTGGCGTCAACCATCGGCCTTATTGTCGGTGGCGCACTGGCGCTTATTGGCATCATCGGTGCAATTGGTCTTGTAGCCTGGCCGGTTATCACCGGCATTAATGCCATCATCGCGGCAGCAGGCGCAATGGGGGCAATCTTCACGACGGTTGGCAGTGCTGTTATGACGGCCATCGGGGCGATTAGCTGGCCGGTTGTGGCCGTGGTGGCCGCCATTGTCGCCGGGGCGTTGCTTATCCGTAAATACTGGGAGCCTGTCAGCGCATTCTTTGGCGGTGTGGTGGAAGGGCTGAAAGCGGCATTTGCGCCGGTGGGGGAACTGTTCACGCCACTTAAACCGGTTTTTGACTGGCTGGGTGAAAAGTTACAGGCCGCGTGGCAGTGGTTTAAAAACCTGATTGCCCCGGTTAAAGCCACACAGGACACCCTGAACCGTTGCCGTGACACGGGGGTCATGTTCGGGCAGGCACTGGCTGACGCGCTGATGCTGCCGCTTAATGCGTTCAACAAACTGCGCAGCGGTATTGACTGGGTACTGGAAAAACTCGGTGTTATCAACAAAGAGTCAGACACACTTGACCAGACCGCCGCCAGAACTCATGCCGCCACGTATGGCACCGGTGGTTATATTCCGGCGACCAGCTCTTATGCAGGTTATCAGGCTTATCAGCCGGTTACGGCACCGGCTGGCCGCTCTTATGTGGACCAGAGTAAAAACGAATATCACATCAGCCTGACGGGTGGTACTGCGCCGGGGACACAGCTTGACCGCCAGTTACAGGATGCGCTCGAAAAATACGAGCGGGATAAACGTGCGCGCGCCCGTGCCAGCATGATGCATGACGGTTAAGGAGGTGACGAAAAATGATGCTCGCGTTAGGTATGTTTGTTTTTATGCGCCAGACGCTGCCACACCAGACCATGCAGCGTGAATCAGATTATCGCTGGCCGTCAAATTCCCGTATCGGTAAACGGGATGCCTTTCAGTTTCTCGGTGTTGGCGAGGAAAACATCACGCTTGCCGGTGTGCTTTATCCCGAACTGACCGGCGGCAAGCTGACGATGACCACGCTCAGACTGATGGCAGAGGAAGGCCGGGCGTGGCCGTTGCTGGATGGCTCCGGCATGATTTACGGCATGTATGTCATCAGCAGGGTGAGTGAAACAGGGAGTATTTTCTTTGCAGACGGCACACCCCGGAAAATTGATTTTACGCTGTCGCTCACCCGCGTGGATGAATCACTGGCCGCGCTTTATGGCGATATCGGTAAACAGGCGGAGTCGCTCATCGGTAAGGCTGGCAGTATGGCGACCAGATTCACGGGTATGACGGGGGCGGGATAATGCTGGATGCGCTGACATTTGATGCAGGCAGTACGCTGACGCCGGATTACATGCTGATGCTCGACAGCAGGGATATTACCGGCAATATCAGCGACCGTCTGATGAGCATGACCCTGACGGATAACCGGGGCTTTGAGGCTGACCAGCTTGATATTGAGCTGAACGATGCCGACGGGCAGGTCGGGCTGCCGGTTCGTGGCGCTGTCCTGACGGTGTATATCGGCTGGAAAGGTTTTGCCCTGGTATGCAAAGGGAAATTTACCGTTGATGAGGTTGAACACCGGGGCGCACCGGATGTGGTCACCATCCGCGCCCGGAGTGCAGATTTTCGCGGGACGCTCAATTCCCGCCGTGAAGGCTCATGGCATGACACCACGCTCGGTGCGATTGTTGAGGCGATAGCCTCCCGTAATAAGCTGGAAGCCAGTGTCGCTCCGTCACTGGCCGGAATTAAAATCCCGCACATCGACCAGTCGCAGGAGTCTGATGCGAAATTCCTGACCCGTCTTGCAGAACGCAACGGCGGTGAGGTGTCGGTAAAAATGGGAAAACTGTTGTTTCTCAAAGCGGGGCAGGGGGTGACGGCCAGCGGTAAAAAAATCCCGCAGATTACCATCACCCGCAGTGACGGCGACCGCCATCATTTTGCGATTGCTGACCGTGGAGCCTATACCGGTGTAACGGCAAAGTGGTTACACACCAAAGACCCGAAGCCGCAAAAGCAGAAGGTAAAACTGAAACGCAAAAAGAAAGAGAAACACCTGCGCGCACTGGAGCACCCGAAAGCGAAACCAGTCACGCAGAAGAAAGCGCCAAAAGTACCGGAAGCACGCGAAGGTGAATACATGGCCGGTGAGGCTGACAACGTTTTTGCCCTGACCACGGTATATGCCACGAAAGCGCAGGCCATGCGCGCCGCTCAGGCGAAGTGGGATAAACTGCAACGGGGCGTTGCGGAGTTCTCCATCATCCTGGCTACCGGTCGTGCAGATATTTACACGGAAACGCCGGTCAAAGTGTCAGGCTTTAAGCGCGTCATAGACGAGCAGGACTGGACAATCACTAAGGTGACACATTTTCTGAATAATAGCGGCTTCACGACGTCCTTAGAGCTTGAGGTCAGGCTTTCTGATGTGGAGTACGAAACAGAAGATAATGAGTGATATGTTTTATTTATCTGTTTGTTTTATAAGGATAAATTAACTAGAATGGCACTATCAACAAAACCGGAAGAGGTGCTCGCGATGTTTCATTGTCCTTTATGCCAGCATGCCGCACATGCGCGTACAAGCCGCTATATCACTGACACGACAAAAGAGCGTTATCACCAGTGTCAGAACGTGAATTGCAGCGCCACGTTCATCACCTATGAGTCGGTACAGAGATACATCGTGAAGCCGGGAGAAGTCCACGCCGTAAGACCGCACCCGTTGCCGTCAGGGCAGCAAATTATGTGGATGTAATTACAAACAGAAAGCCCCTCAGTTGAGGGGCTTTTTTGTCGATGTGGTCAATGTGTGGACGTGACCAGAAATAAATCCTTTTATTTCAATTTGTTGTACGTAAAAAATAAGCCTGCGTAAGGGAGATTACGCAGGCCAAGGAGGTGGTTCCTGGTACAGCTAGCATTTATGGGTTATGTTTTTCAGCGCGTTGAATAATACCCGCATTGAGCGAAGCGGTATGTGATCAATTTCTAAGAATCTTCCCGCCATGAAAAAATAACCGCAATTAACTACTTAGCATGGGGGTTACGCGTTGATTCGCCTGAGAAATTACGCATCAATAGTGCGTAATCCAGCGTAACGTCCTGCGGGACGGGCATCCAGACGGTATAGCCATCGCCAGGTGCCACCGGCATAGCGTCGCCTTTGGCGTTCTCCATCTGTTCCAGGGTGAAATTGATATTTCCCTGCGGTGTCATCAGCTCCAGACTATCGCCAACGGAGAATTTATTTTTCACCGCCACGGCCGCCAGTTGGCCTTTACGCTCGCCGGTGAACTCGCCGACAAATTGCTGGCGTTCGGAAACGGAGTACCCGTACTCGTAATTCTGGTAATCGTCGTGCGTATGGCGACGCAGGAAACCTTCGGTATAGCCGCGATGAGCCAGACCTTCCAGCGTTTCCAGCAGCGTAGGGTCGAAGGGTTTACCCGCGGCGGCGTCGTCGATGGCCTTACGGTAGACCTGCGCAGTACGGGCGCAGTAATAAAAGGATTTGGTGCGGCCTTCGATTTTCAGCGAGTGGACGCCCATTTTCGTCAGGCGCTCCACGTGGGCGATAGCGCGCAAATCTTTTGAGTTCATGATATAGGTGCCATGCTCGTCTTCGAACGCGGTCATGTATTCGCCCGGTCTTTGGGCCTCTTCTATCATAAACACTTTATCCGTCGGCGCGCCGATACCGAGCGTCGGCTCAACGTTCTGTACCGGAATCGGTTCGTGCTTATGCACGATGTTGCCGACAACGTCTTCTTTTCCTTCCTGCACGTTATATTCCCAACGGCAGGCATTGGTGCAGGTGCCCTGATTCGGATCGCGTTTATTGATGTAGCCGGAAAGCAGGCAGCGGCCGGAATAGGCCATGCATAGCGCGCCGTGGACGAAAATTTCTATTTCCATATCCGGCACCTGCTGGCGAATTTCCTCAATCTCTTCCAGCGACAGCTCGCGGGAGAGAATCACACGGGTCAGCCCCATCTGCTGCCAGAATTTTACCGTCGCCCAGTTTACGGCGTTAGCCTGTACCGACAGGTGAATCGGCATTGCCGGGAAGTGCTCGCGTACCAGCATAATCAACCCTGGATCGGACATGATCAGCGCATCCGGGCCCATCTCGACGACGGGTTTCAGGTCACGGATAAAGGTTTTGAGCTTGGCGTTATGCGGGGCGATGTTCACCACCACGTAGAATTTTTTTCCGAGCGCGTGGGCTTCGTTGATGCCAAGCTGCAAATTTTCGTGATTGAATTCGTTATTACGCACGCGTAAAGAGTAGCGCGGTTGGCCCGCATAGACGGCATCGGCACCGTAAGCGAAAGCGTAACGCATATTTTTCAGCGTTCCCGCCGGCGAAAGAAGTTCTGGTTTAAACATCATTTTCTCGTTCTGATGACAGGTCAGATCCGCCTCACCTGATGAGGCGGCTTGAGGAGAGTCCTCACTTTAAGGGCGGGCATTGTACGCTTACGGACAGGCCGAGTAAATATTGCGAGAGTATATTGGCGCTAATAGAACACCGGATGTTAATGGAGAGCCAATGATGAAAATGAGCCGCACGGCCATCGCGTTGAGTCTGCTGGGAATGGTCGCGCATCCCGTTTGTGCCGCTCCGTCGTTTGAAGAGACGGCAAGACAGGTGATTATTGCTTTTCAGCAGCGAGACAACGCGAAAATTAATGCCCTGATTGATAAAAAAGTTGGGATGTATGTGCTGTACCGAATTGGGGCTGGGGTTGATTATAAGTGGATGAAAAGTTTTGATATTAATAAGCCGATACCCGGTTTTAACTACCTGTTGGGGCAGGTAGGTTGGTTTTCAGAGCATATTCCTGTGGATAACGAATTTGATCACCACACGGAGGTTGAGTACGTTTGTGAAAAGGGATGGGATCACGCCGGTTTTTTTGTCAGCTATACCGGTTCTGATAATGCGCTGCTGACATTTAGCATGGTGAATGGAGCGGATAATGGGGATCAGGCGTCTGATACCCGTATAGCAAACGCCAGGCGGCTTGAGCTGCAATCAGAGCGAGTGGTGGCAGTGCCGAAAAAATGGGGTGATGGTTTGATTTTTCATCTGAGCGAGCTTCATGGCTTGGGCAAAGGGTGGAGTTTAACGCTGCTGGATTTGGTCACGGAAGATTGTAGTGCGTGAGGCATATATGTTTAATCAGGGTAAATGGCTGCTTATTTATATCTTTCTGCTATCAGGATGTTATGGCACCCCCTCAATATTCAGAATTTAAATAAAACATTTCCTGAATATGAAACTAATTCACTAAAAAATAAAGTTGAAATTACCTCGGCAACATGCATTAAAGAAAATACTAAAGGTCATTTGACTTATTATAGCGTCAGTGATTACGTCTTTAACTAATTTGGCTCACGTTATGTATCCACTATGGGGAATCTTTATATATTCCGAAAAAAAACACAATGATATTCTTAATGCAGATAAGAGAGTAATCTTAGGGTGTGCAGGTTTGTAAACCAGGGTATGGCGGTAGCGTTATTTTTTAACGAGATATCATCAGAGGTGGAATTAATGATCGTAGACGGTACTCAGTACTAAGAGGAAATCAGGTTGAGGTTGAACAGAAAATGATAATTACGTATTGATAAGATGGAATCTATTGAATCTACTTATTAGTAGATTTTATTATGAAAAATATATTTTTGTTTTTTACGCATTGCGCAATAGCAAATCCTTGCCGCCTTGATGCAACTTGAGTGATTTTGTGTATAGTGTGGCAATGCTGAATACTGAATTGATACCTTCTACATATTAAATCAGGGGTTAGTGGTATGGGCGATTTTATAAAATATCTATTTATTTTTCCTTGCTTATGGAGCGCAAATTCTTTTGCGATTACTCAAACTCAATGGGATGGTAACTTTAGAGTCGAGGAACTTGGCGAGGAGTTAAATGATGGGAGTCAGGTTTTTTTACAATATAATTTAAAGATAGATAGTAAAAATAATCGTGCTTCTTTATCCATGACAACCTGGCATGCGGGGATAACATGCATTGGTGACTACTCTTTAAAAATCAATTCTGGTGTTTTGGCATTATACTATAACGGCGACGAGGAAAATGCATGTCCATATCCATCACCGCAATTTGAGATAAGCAATAAAGGAAAAGCATATTATATAAAAGGAAAAATGTTTTCATATTCTCAGCCTGGTGAATGGTTGCCACTCAAACGTATTACACTAAAATAATTCTATATTTGATAAATTATGATGATGAAGTTAATGATGGTATGAAATATTAATTGGATATGTCGTGAACATATTTTTGTTATATGTTTTCAATGTGTATGACAAGAAAATTTGCATGAAAAGATTATATGAGACGGTTTGAAAAATGAATGAAGTTCACATAAAAGCAAGGTCATTCTGAAACGAATTTGTCAAATTTACTGAATTATATATCAATAATTCCTGACTATCGACAATAATGTAAAATCGAGTACAAACTCACGGATTCTCTTTTGCTGATGGTTTGTGCAGTAATTGGTAGGACTGAAGGTTAGGGGAGTATATAAAGAAAACAATATTGTCTTTTGTTCTGTGCTTTTTTGTGAATTTTTGTCTTGCAGATATGCGTATTTTAAAGATAAATAAATCACACTATATTCGCTTTTTGCCATAAAAATGTGTAATAGCACATCAATTATAAAGAATAGAGAATATGGCGGGTTAGTCTGTAAAACCTATAGTAATAAATGTATTGCAACTGAAGCTAAGCAGGGAAGCTTGGTTGGTTTTTCTCCGTCAAATAGCTCTTGTCCTTTTGGCTCGACTAAGGTTGGTGATTATCATACACATGGCTTTTACTCTGATCTAAAGGGGAATCCAGTATCACCTCAATATGAGGCATATGACTCTTTACATTTTTCACCGCAAGAAATTTCTGGGATTGCAAGTGATGGTATAGGTAATCCTGATTATACTGGCTTTTTGGGGACTCCAGATAATAAATATTATAAGTTTACCCCTGGAACTGGAAAAAACTGAGGGAATGAAATGAAATATATTATTTTTGCATTTATTTTTCTAATTCCGTTAAGATGTATGAGTGAAAAACTTGTTTTTTTAGATGAAGTACAAACAAAAACTATGAATGTTGCTTTTTCACATTTTAGAGAGCATACAAACTGGGGCTTATTTAATACCATGATACAGGATGATGATGAAAATATTAAAATCGCATTCTATTGTAAATCTCATCTGGAAGAAACCCGTGGTGGCGGTATGGAGCAAATTATTTATATAATTTCAAAAAAAGATTTTAAAATTGAAAAATAAACAAAAATTATAGCAAATGAAATGATATAAATTTTTGAGTAATTGGTGAATATTCTCTGGTGTTACCCCCGAGCAAATGGAACAAGTATAGCGAGCTATTGACTATGGTTCAACGAAAGGTGTGACAGTAGTTGTTACAGGAGCAGGAAAATGACATTTATATTTGATGTAAATAAAGAGTATCACGCGGGTGCTAACCTGACAGATAAGTTTTTATCTTTAGAAACTTATTCAGGATTGGGTCGCTATTCTTCAGATCCTGATTGCCCTTGTCAGTTATTATCTATCGATTCGGATGATGTATGTATCGGTCATGAATTATTACAAGCATTAAAAAATAGCAGAACTTACACCTCAGAAGAGAGTGAAGAGTATCTTTCTTTAGAGAAAACACAGGTGGAGTATGATGAGTGGGTCACTGTATTGATGGCAAAATATAATTACAGAACCAGGCGTGCATTATTTAAAAACATGAAGTATTGCTCAATTATATGCGTGAATAATATTATTAAGATACAACCTACTCGACATACTAAACTTGAAGGGTGGAGCTGGGCCGGACATGACAAAGATGTAATTAGATTGCCTGTTACCAGCGAACCAGAGAAAATTGGAAGTGCATTGAGACAGGCATTTGAATGTTGTGATTAATAGCCTGATGATAGGTTATTTATGTTTGATAGAAATAAGACAATAAATTTACAATTGTTGTAAGGTCTGATTGATGTTAAAAATGGTTATGCTTTTTTTGATGTTTTTTCCCTGTTATTGCTTACCTATGGATATTAAAAATATAAAAGATTGTAAGTTGGAGGAAGGTAATAGAGTTAAATTAATTTCATTGAGCACTGTTGATGGTAGTACGCCATACTTAATCTTTGACAATGTTATTGTTAGCGCATTTCTTGATGGTAGTATCTATTCTGGGGACATTATCCTCTCAAAATGTATCCATCATTCCCTCATTTTTGCGCTGAATTACGGCGCTCCTTATATGAAAGGCTGTTTGATAACGGGTTTGAGTGCCAGTGCTGAGAGAAGCTATAAACCCAATGGCTTTTGTTTTGCGGAAAGAAATATTCCAGAGTCTGTCTGGTTTGGTGAAGATCATACGTTAATTATTATTAAAAATAATAATAGTGTTGGGGAATGGCGTGGTAAGTATATTATCTATGATAGCCGTGGAGATGAGGCTCAAACATTTAATAAATTGCCTGACACTAAAAATTATAAAATTTATCGATTAGATTTGAGTAAATGAAGTTCTCGGATAATTGGTGCATAATGACTGTGTTGATAAATGTGTTATATCTCTGGGAAGTGAAACTATGAAAATTAGATTTATATTATTTCTCATGCTATTTTTTCTGGGATGGTCGTCAGGTTATGCGAATTCAGAAAAAAGCATTTCTAAAGAACTTCTTAGTGAGTATAAAAAATTTTCACTTGCTGAGTGTATTGAAAAAAATTATGAAAAAATGGGCGTTGTTTTTACTAAGCTACCTTTAAAAGATAATACAAGAGGATTTATCGATTTGGATATAGGTCTTGCTTTTTATCGGAATAAAGATAATGTTTTAGCTTTATTTATAGAAAATAAAACGGGGGATTTTTATAAGCCCAGACAGGCTTATGGTGATTTGGCATCTGTAAACATGGTTATATATGACTGTATCGATTTTTATCATTCAAAAGAATTGAATGTGTTTTTACGCAAAATAATTTCTGAAAGAAATATTGGAAATGATAATGATTAA